ACGCAGGGAACTGCAAATGCCGTGTGGCAGTATTCCTCGAAGCTCATGGGAGAGACAATCCTCAACCGCCTCGGCGCGGATTGCAAGCATGAAAGCGAGGAGCCGGAACCGGCAGCAGCCAGCCAGGCACAGGAACCTACCGAGACAGGGGTAACGCTTGCAGGGGATACCGTGACTGAGGATGCGGTACCGCAGGAGGAAACGGTTCCCGCTGTGGACACACCTTCCGCAGAAGCGGAGAAGCCTCCCATGGAGGACAGGCCAGAAACGCCGGTGATCGGCATGGACGGCAGGACACAAAACGGCGACATGCCGTATGAATTGCTGAAGAAGCAGCTGGAGTTCCTGAGATGAGGACGAAGGCTGCTTTTTTGATGCCCATTCCCAAACAAAACAGCGCCCGGAGCGCATCTCCGGAGAAAGATGAGGTTTTTCATGAATAAGATTCAGGAACTGCGCAGCAAGCGCAACACCCTCTGGGAGCAGACGAAGAACTTCCTGGAGGAACACCGCGACGGGAACGGCATGGTGCCTTCTTCCGCCGTGGAGCAGTACGACAAGATGACCGCCGACGTCGTTGCCCTGGGCGATGAGGTCAAGCGCCTCGAAGACCAGATGGCGATGGACGCGCAGCTGGCGGCCGCCACTTCCGTCCCGGTGCAGAACAAGCCCGGCGTCCAGAAGAAGGTCATCGTTCCTACCGCGACCGAGGAGTACAGCAAGGCTTTCTGGGACAACATGCGCGGCAACGTGTCCTTTGAGGTCCGCAACGCGCTGAGCGTCGGCGAGGACACCGCGGGCGGCTATACCGTGCCCGACGAATTCCACCGCCAGCTGGTGGAAGCCCTGGAAGAGAACAACATCTTCCGCAGCCTCGCGCACGTCATCCGCACCAGCTCCGGCACCCGCACCATCCCCATCGCCGCCGACAACGGCAGGGCTTCCTGGGTGGAAGAGGGCAACGCCATCGGCGAGAGCGACCTGACCTTCAGCGTCCAGACGCTGTCCGCCTATAAGCTCGGCTGCCTGATCCGCGTGTCCAATGAGCTGCTCAACGACTCCGCCTTCGATATCGCCGGCCACATCGCGAAGCGTTTCGGCATCCGTTTCGGCAACGCCGAGGAGGAAGCTTTCATCAACGGCAAAGGCGTGTCCAACGATCCCGCGACGACCCCGTCCGAGCCGACCGGCATCCTGACCACGCTGTCCACGCCTTCCGTGACCACCGCGGACTCCGGCACCATCACCTTCGATGATGTCTACAAGCTCTTCTACGCGCTGAAGGGCCCGTACCGCCAGAAGGCCAAGTTCCTCTGCAACGAGACCGCCCTTCTGCAGCTGATGCTCCTGAAGGACAAGAACGACAACTATATCTGGAAGCCGGGCCTTGAGATCGGCAAGCCGGATACGATCCTCGGCCACGCCATCTACACCAGCACCTATATGCCCGCCATCGAGGGCGATGCCGCCAACGACGCAGGCAAGAAGGTGCTCCTGTTCGGCGACTTCGGCTACTACTGGATCGCCGACCGCACCAACCGCACCATGAAGCGCCTGAACGAGCTCTACGCCGTCAACGACCAGGTGGGCTTCATCGGCACCCAGCGTGTCGACGGCAAGCTCATCCTTCCCGAGGCGATGAAGGTGCTCGCCATGGGCTCCCAGGCCAACGGCTGAGTCGGCTAACCAGTCTGAAGCGACAGAACGGATATGACGGGGGCAGGGGAAGTTCCTCTGCTCCTTGTCTGTCCGGGGATGAATACAGACGAAGGAGGCTGACGGGATGAGCCTGATCAATATAGAAGAAGCGAAACTCTACCTGCGTGTGGACAGCCCTATGGAGAACGGCCTGATCGACAGCCTCCTCCTCACGGCGGAAAAGCTCGCCTGCGACGTGGCAAGGATGTCGGCGGCGGAATGGAACACGCTCTGCGACGAATCGACAGAGGTAATGACCATCCGCGGGACGGAGATCCTTGTGGACGAGATCCTCCAACTGCGGAGCCTTGTCCGTACCGCAGTCCTGTATGCCCTGGGCTACCTGTATGAGCACAGGGAGGAAGCGGATCACCACGACCTTGTGATGACGCTCCGCAACCTGCTCAGTTCGGTACGGGAAGGGGTGTTCTGATGACTGTGGATATCTTCTGCCCGCCGCGAAGGTACTCCGTCATCTATGCTGACCCGCCATGGGAATACAAAGAGAGCGGAGGCGGGCACAGGGGGACGGCGGGAATGCCGTATCCTTCCATGACCACGGATGAGATTTGTTCCCTGCCCGTGAAGGCACTGGCGGAGGAGCGGAGCATCCTGTTTATCTGGGCGACATTTCCGAGACTGACCGACTGTGTGAAAGTCATAGACGCCTGGGGATTCCGATACTACGGCCTTGGCTTTGACTGGATGAAGATGGAGAAGTCCGGGAAGCCCTGCTACGGCATGGGCTACTACACCCGGCAGAACAACGAAGTGTGCCTGATCGGTGTGCGGAAGGAACGGGTGAAGCCTGCGGATCGAAGCATCTCCTGTGTTATCCGGGCAATGCGCAGGGAACACAGCAGGAAGCCGGATGAGGTACGCGACGCCATTTCCCGTATCTGCGGAGATTTACCGAAGATAGAACTTTTTGCAAGGACGGAGGTACCGGGCTGGGATTGCTGGGGCAACCAGACGGAGATGTTTCCCAATGAATGTGCGAGGTGATGTGGGATGGAGAGAGCGATTGCGAGATTCAATGAGCGCCTGACCGTGCAGAGGAATGAAGTGGTGGTCGACAAATACGGCAACCATAAAAACGTCTGGACGGACTATTTCTCCTGCTACACCTACGCCAGCACCTACCAGTACGACAAGGAGAACGAGGCTGCTACCACGATGGAGGAGCAGACCATCAACTTTGAAGTCCGCTACTGCCCGGAGCTGGCGAACCTTGACAGCACGCACTACCGGGTTTCATTTCATGGGGATTCCTACGACATCCAGTCCGTGGACATGATGAACTACCAGCGGAAGACCATCCGCATTGTCTGCAAGCTCACGAAGAGAGGAGGCGCGTCATGAGCAGGACGGTTTCCATTGACGAGATGGCTGCTGCCATCAACGAGGGCTTGGAGGAATACGCCAACCTGAGCGCCGAGGGCGTGAAATCCGCTGTGCGCAAATCCGCAAAGGCTGTGAAGGAACAGATCAACAGTTCCGCTCCGGTACGTTCTGGGCGGTATGCCAAGAGCTGGGCCGTCAAGACTACGGCGGAGAGCAGCCAGAGCCTTGAGCAGACTGTGTACAGCCCTTCCCGGTATATGCTTTCACACCTGCTGGAAAAGGGCCATGCCAAGCGCGGCGGCGGTCGTGTCCGTGCTATCCCCCACATCGCGCCTGCCGAGGAAGCCGGGATCGAGATGCTGGAAAACCTGATAGAGAATGCGCTGAAGGGCTGAGACAGGTTGAGAAGGGAGCAAAGAGCCATGACCCACAATGAAGTATTTGAGGTGCTGGAGGAGCTTTCGCTCCCCATCGCCTATGACCATTTCGCGGAAGGTGAGTCGCCTGACCCGCCTTTCCTGTGTTTCCTCTACCCGAAGAATATCCCCTTCGGTGCGGACGATACGCTCTATTACCAGCTCCATGAACTGGACATTGAGCTGTACACGGATGAGAAGAATCCGCCTCTGGAGGCACGGGTGGAGAAGCTCCTGACGGAGCATGAGATGTTCTTCCACAAGTCCGAAGTATGGATCGAGGAAGAAAAGATGTATGAAGTCCTGTATGAGGTCACGCTCGACCTTCAGTACGAGGACGAAGTTGATACAGGCTCCGAGGAGCCGGAAAGTGAGGAGAATCCATGAGCAAGAAGAAAAACAAGGTGCGTTTCGGCCTCAAGAACTGCCATTACGCCAAGGCGACGTTCGATGAGGACGGCAATGTGACCTATGCGAAGCCGGTGCGACTGCCCGGCGCGGTTTCCCTGTCGATGGATCCGGAAGGCGAGAACGAGAATTTCTACGCCGATGACGTCGTGTACTATGTCCTGAACAACAACGCCGGATACGAGGGCGACCTGGAACTGGCCCTGATCCCGGAGGAGTTCCTCAAGGACATCCTGCATGAGGAAGAGGACGCCAACGGTGTGCTGGCTGAGAACGCCAATACCACCTTTGAGCGTTTTGCCCTCCTCTTCGAGTTTACCGGGGACCAGAACGCCATCCGCCATGTGCTGTACTGCTGCAGCGCGTCCCGTCCCTCCATGGAAGGCGAGACCAAGGAAGACGAGAAGGAAGTCAAGACCGAGGAGCTTTCCATCATCGCTTCCGCGCTGGCGAACGGCTACGTCAAGGCGAAGACCAGCGTCAATACTTCCCAGGAAGTGTATGACAACTGGTATGAAGAGGTCTATGAGCCTTTCGCCAATGATGACGGCGGGAATGACGGTGGGGATGAGCCCGGAGGCGACGGCAACGACGACCAGAACGCGGGCGGCTGATGAACCGATGAACCATTGTCCCGCTATTCCACTGATCACTTGACCACACGGCAGGGATGAAACACTCCCTGCCATATCCCTACATGAAAAGGAGCATGAGCTATATGGATAAGATCTATACCCGGCGCAGGGCTGTCCTCGTCGGCATTGTTTTTGTTGTCCTTGTACTGCTGTTCAATCTCCACATCATCCCGACCGGCTATACGGGTGTGAAGACAACTTTCGGCCAGATCGATGAAAACCCGGTGCAGAGCGGGCGGCTGATCTTCACGATCCCCTTTGTGGAGAACATTCGGAAGGTCAACAACAAACAGCAGGATATGAAGGTGGAGACGCAGATCTGGGGCGAGACGGATGATAAGACGCCCGTGTATGCGAAGGACGTCATCGTGACCTAC